GGGATCACCACCGTCAGCATCTAATACAATATCAGTTGTTGCGTCTAATGTTATTGTAGAACCTGAATCTATCTCAGCGATAGTTGGTGTTGTAAGTGTTAAACTAGCAAGACTTAAATCAGTGCCATTACCTATAAGATTGTAAATCTCATTAAAGTTATCGTTAATTAAGTCACCACCAGCACGAAGGGTACTACCCTGGCCGTCGTTAGCTGTTGAACCGAGATTAATAGATTGTTTTGCCATTTACTTATATTTATACTCTAACCCACGTCAAATGTAATAGAAGTATTATCAAATGTTGTGACTGTTTCATCAAATGTATCTCCTGGTGCATCTCTTACCTGTAATATTTCAGAACCGATACAGGCGTTCGTTCTCAAATTAGAATTGTAATCACCAAATGTTGGAACAGTTCCGTTTGGTGGTGTGACTCCTGTGCCTGAAACTCTTAATTTATTATACATACCAATCTGAAAACTATTCTCTTTTAAAAAACTTACTGCCTCACTTTGTATAAATGCTGTTTGAGCAAACTTATTAAATGTTGAGAATCTTGGACCAGAGTATATGAAACCTTGTCGAACATTGACATTTTGAACTGTTCTTGTTTTATCACCTGTAAGTGTAAGTTTTCGTTCAGATGATAAAGTTGTATCACGGGTATTAGCAGTGTGCGATGCTGATGCTTCAATACTACGTTCTGGATTTGTTCGAAGTGTAGAACCATCAGTTGCTGTTCCAAGTTTTCTTCTAACTTTTTCATCAAAGATAAGAGTAAGTATTTCGACAACTTCATCTGGATCAACAACACCACTAACTCTAACAAAACCTGTTTTCAATTTAGCATTTACTTGTGAACGTATAGAAACTTCACCAAAGACTTCGAAACCTGCTGGGTGTATAGAACGTTTTATTTCATCTCTCCAAGATGTAATTGCTTCACCAACTTTAACAACATAAGAATAATCTTGGTAATATAAACTGTCTTGTATTTTTTTAGTTGCTTCAGAAACATGACTATCAACTGTTGCAAATCCACCTGATGTGTTTACAACTGTGCCAACTGTCGATGTTAACGATGCATGATCAGAATTTAAAATTTTTGCTGTAGTGCCTGATGTACCACCTGTGATTGTTTCACCAGCAACAAAAGCATTTGATACATCTTTTAATTCTAAAATATTTGTTGATGCAGTAAAACTTACAACTGTTGCTGACCCATCTGAATCTTGTAATGAATCTTCTAATAAAGTTTGATCACCATTTTCCATAACAACAATATCACGGTCATCGGTTGTTTCTAAAATAAGATTGTATGATGATGATGCTGATACAGTTTCACCCACATCAAAACTAGCTGATAAACTATGAACTTGCATATGAAGATTAGCAGAGATAGTTGGTGCAACTTCATATCTAAAACCATGATCAAATATTTTTGCCCTTGTGATTTTACCTATGTTTGCTGAAACAGGAAAGACAGCACCACTAGAACCAGCAGAACTCGAAATTGTTAAAGTTGGTAGACTTGTGTAACCTGCACCTGCATTAGAAATATTAATTCTTGTAATATCATTTGTGTTAGAGTTTGTTGCTGATTCCATAACAACTGTTTTACCAGTTTCTAATAATATAATACCGTCTTCATCCAAATCTTGTTCTAAAGTAAAACCACCATTAACTACTGAAACAGTTCCTGCCAAACCCTCACCTTCTGCGTTTGTATTATCAACAACAAGAGCATCACCAACAGCATAACCACTACCACCTGTTTCTACAAAAACAGAATCAACTTTATCAGCACGAACTGTATCAACAACTACACTACCACGAACACCACCCTCTGTTCCTGAAACAGATAAAACATCACCTACACTATAATATCTACCACCATTATTCACAGTAGCTGCATTGATAATACTTTCAATAGCACAAGTAATCACAACCTCAGAATCTGTGTTGTCTGTACCTTTAATAAAAACTTGTCCTTGTAAATCTAAACCACTATTATCTTCTTGTATAATATCACCACTATCATCTTCTAATTCAATATTGTCTCCTGGTGATGTGAAAAAAGTACCATTTACAGAATCTTTTTCTATAATTAAAGTTGTGACCTCTTGTCCACTAATTGTTTCTTTTGTGACTGTATCGACAACTGCTGTTGCTTCACCAATGACAGAATTACCAACGACTGTTTGTTGAGTAATTGTTTGACCAGCAAGATTAGCAGTATTACCGCCACTTGGTGAAACCAAAGTGACTTTCATTATTGTATCTACAGTCCAATCACCATCAGACACACGAAGCATATCTCTATTTGGATAATATATCTCAGGTGTTTCATTGAACAATGCCTGAAAGAATATCTTATTTGCATTAATACTACCTTTTGCATTATACAAATCATTAATACGTTTTGTAAATAATTTTTTATTTAAATTACTATCAAAAGTATTTGGTAATGTTTCTAAGAATTTATTTTTGAAACGAAGAAAGAAATCATCTAAAGAATCATCGATATCAATGTATTCTAATAAGTTTGTAATTGTTTCAGTTGGGTTGGCACGATACTTAACAATTGTTGCAGTGCCACCTGATGTTGAACCTGTAATTGTTTCACCTGTTATAAAACTTGTATTTGATGTGGTGTAAATTTTACCATTATCAGTATCTTCCGCAAGTATGACAGCAGTTTGACCTGATGTAGCACCAGTGATTGTTTCACCTTTAATGAACTCACCTTTTGCTGATGATTCGTCAATAACAAAATCACCTGCATCATTACCAAATTCATCAGAGGCATCTAACTGTAGAAAACTTGTGACTTCATCTTCTAATAATATCTGATCAATCGCACCGACATTGTTAACTGTGATTTGTGCTGATTCTAAAAAGGTATAATATTGTTTTACAAATTCTAAAAGTGCTGGACTTTGAGATTGTACAAATTCAGGCAGTTGCCTTGAAACAAGATTTGAGATTTTTTTATCATTAGTTGCCATCGGTCATTAATAACTCGTACTTGATGATGTGGTCGTTGTTGTTGATACTGTCACAGTAGAACTTGTACTTGAACCAGAAGACGTGGTTGTTGTGCCAGCATAATTACTTGCATTAGTTACATAACCAACACCAGAGTTTGATTCGTAATTATCAATTGACGCATCAATAGTGGCATTCGCAATATCAAGTTCAATGAGTTGTTGACGAACAGGAACAATATCATTTGAAGCAGGTTGTACCATAATTCGTATTTGTGTACTTGCAACATTATTAATATTTGATACACCAGCAATATTTAAACTATTTAATTTTACTTCACCAGTATCATAATCAATTGTGCCTTGACTTGCATTATTAATTGTTTTTGTATCACCAACAAAAGATACTAATTGAACATTACCATTACCATCATCTTCTACAAAAAACTCTGTAGTGCCTTGTCCGTTTAATGTAAAACCAGTTGATTCTAAAACTGAACTATGACCATCATGTGGGTGAAAGATTCCGTTGTTAAAATTAATTGTGTATGTTTCGTTTGTGTTTAAAGTTGGTGTTATAAATTGATACATTTTTAATCTTGTAATATTACCTAAAATAGAAGGATCAGCATCGTCAACTGCTTTTGCAAATTTTGAAAATCTAAAGATGCCACCAAACTGTTCTAAGTTTGTTGCACTAAAGTTTGTGATTGCAGTAGTGACAAGTGCCTCAATATCTGTATCTGCTTTTGCAGTTGCTTGAGTATTATATTTAATGAACACTTCTGGTTTAATAAAAGTTGTAACTGGATCAACTATCACAGGTATTACAGAACCAATATTAAATGTTCCTAAACTTTCTATAATGGATTTTTTTGAGGACTCTGTAAGTGTAATACCAGTTGTTGGTTTCAATGTAATAAACACACGACCATATGTTGGTGGGTTATTATCTTCACCACCCCACGCAGATATTGATTGAACATTAGGATAGATTGAACGAACTAATGCCTTGTAATCGTTTGTGGTGACAGCACGATTCTGTGCTGAAAATCTTTTTGGTGCATTAAACTTGATTGAATCAACTGATTCTAAATCTGAACCACCACCAGATGATGAAAGAGGTACAACTGTTATATTTGTAAAACCACCAATTGAACTTGCATTGGTAAATGTTGATGCACCATTTGAATCTGGTCCGTTTGTTACAACATATTCTAAGGTAACAATATTTCCGTTTGCAACTGCTCTACCTAAAATACCATTACCAAATCGAACTTGATATTGTTGATCCTCTACTGCCTCTAAGTAATAAACATTTGATGTACCAGTTACACCTGTTATGTCTTCAGTCAATGTATAGGCAACTGTTGTTGAATCTGTCGAAGAAGTTTGAACTGTGACTTTTAAAGTTGATGTATCAGCACCTGTATTTTTAATTAAGAATCTTTGATTTGCATTTGATGTATCGACTGTATATTTGTTAGTGACTAAAGTACCTTCAAAAACTTTTGTACTTGCAAATTTGAAAATACCATTTGTTGGTGTAATCGATACTGCCGCATTTGTCACATAGTTATAAGATACACCATCAATCGTTGTTGTAAATGCAGTTCCTTTTGGCATTGTTAAAGAAGCACCTGTTGCATCATTCACTGTAATATCTAATTCAACAAATGGGGCACGTGCTGATCTTGCTGTATAACCAATGTGTTTCGCATGAGATACAACTGAGTTTCTTAAATCTGCCGAATCTAAAAACATTTCGTTGGCAAGCATATTTGCATAAATGGCATTGTAGTGTGTATTGTATGCAAGTAAATCTAACAGAACAGACATACCAGAACCCTCAAAATCATAATCTGTAAATTCATTCTGTTTAGATAAAAAGGTTTTTAAATTTGATTTTATTTGATCAAAATCTAATTCTGTTATGTCGGTGCGTTCAGCCATTATCGTAATCTTTCTAACATTGTTGTAAATGATACCAACTCACCTGGTATGTTCACAACATAAAAATTAATCGTTACTTCATATTCGTTGCGATCTATTCTTGGATTGGCATTCACACTTACCAATCTTGCACGAGGTTCAAAGTTATTGATGACCTCTGAAATTTGTTTTGTCAATAAACCAGCAGTTAGAGGTGTCATTGGTTCAAATAATATATCAGTTACATTCGATCCAATCTCTGGGTGAAAAGGTCTTTCGTAGTGATTTGTTAAAACTAAATTTTTGACACTTTGTTTTACTGCCTCGATATCTGTTTTTCTTGTAATATCCTTTGTGTTAGGATGTGGCGAAAAGATCAGATTTAAATCTTTGTATATACGAGCACTTCGGGCACTATTATTTGTTCTTGATGCATCGCTGCTGCCTGTCTGATAGATTGCCATTCAACTATTTATATGAAAACCTAAGATTTACAGACCGTTCACAAAAACATTCGAAGAACCAGAGTTCGCCGAGTTAGGTACGAAACTTCCATGACCACCAGTTGCATCACCTTTTCGATGAACACCTATATTATTGACAAACACATTTGTTGATGCACCAACAGCAGGATCGCCACAAGATGTCGAATCACCTTTACGAATTGTATTTGCATTGTTTGTCTTCACATTGGTAGAACCACCAGTGTATGCAGTTTGATGAAATGGGTTAGGGGTTCC